ATACCTTTTGAATTGTTCCATACTTTGCAGTAGATTCTGTGTCCTGAATCTTATCCACAACTCTTCCAGTTTTATCAACAATCAGTACTTTATTTACAAGATTCTGGAGTGAAATTGTATAGTTTGAGTCAATTAAATTATAACTTCCATCCAGAACAACACCACTCAAAGAGCCTTTTTCAATAACCCACAATTTGTTGATATCCTTCACAATCGGAATGTACTTTTTTCCGTTTGCTCTGCTTGCATAGGTATAAGCCATCATAATTGCTTCATAAGCTTTTTTGCCAAGGCATGGCATATACACCTTAATACCTGTAGTTGCAGCTCCGCCAAAATCAATGCCTAGCTCCTTACATATTTCTGCTGTTATTGCCTCTGGAGTATCATCAAATATCCCACTGATTTCCGAGTTGTTGATATAAAACAAAAAGTCAAAGGCGAGATACCTCGTGGTATTAGCTGCTCCGGATTTATCAATGTCAAATATAATGCCTCCAAAAATCACTTTATCATTATCATCCTGTAGGATAACTTGATCACCTTCCGACAGCTTGGGTTTGGGTAGATAATAATCTGTTGCCTTGCTGACAATGGTAAACTCTAATTTTCTGGCTACCTGTCTGGTATCACCGCCCCAAACAATACGTTCTACAAGCTGGCTTAAATCCAAATGATTAACCATCAACTTCATGGCAGTGTCAACTCCTGTCCTGAATAAATAGTATATTGAGGGGCTTTACTTTTTTGATTTCTGGTGTCCATCAGCTGTTTATTTGCATTATAGATGGAAGTATATTTTGCACCATCTCCATATACTTTTTTTGCAATCGCCCAGAGGCTATCACCTTTTTTTACAACATATTTTTTAGGTGCAACCTTTGTATTTGGTCTTTCCTTCAGTCCATTGGATTGCACCGAAGCTTCCACCTTTACTGAGGGCACATTTAGAAACCGATACTCGCTAAGTTCCAAAGTATAATAAATATCTCCGTCACCCTCATTTATGGAATGAGATATTTTATCAATTGCCATCGCCAAATTGACATCACTGTCTGAAATGATAAGTCGTACTGGCTTCTTACTATTTTTCCATTTTTTCAAAGAGTTAATGTAGTCCATTGGTTCTCTGTCGGCTCTTTTATAGTGGGGGGATTTTGGAGAAGGGAAAAAGCTTGATAACGTACACGCTATCAAGCCTCTGTTTCCAATTAGGTTGATTTCTCCAATATTAAGTAGTGTTATTCTTTGGTTCAGATTTTGTTCTGAAAGCTCAATAGTCTTTGGATTGATAGGCAGTACAAAACCTTCTGAACGATTATTAAAAGTAATTTCTATTGTTCTAGACATCCTATCACGCTCCTTGAGGCATATTCAGAATCGCCTTAACCATTTTATCTGCAACGACTGTGCCAAGTTTATCAATATCAGCTTCCTCACGGACAATGATGTTATCTGCCAGCTTGTCAATGGTTACGTGTAATACTCGTTTTACTTGTTGAACAACACTGTTGTTTTTCAAGTTTCGAACTGCTTGAGGGACTTGGTAACCACCACCGCTTGTATCTGGTTTTGTATAAGTCATGCTTTCCTTATGGGGAAGTACCCTAGAACCCCTTGGTAAGTCCACCAGCTCCGGTCCTTCTTCACCAACCCAAGTCAGACCGCCTTTCCAGTTATTTGTTCCTCTAGCATTTGTTCCTACCTCAGAACTGCCACTGCCTGTTACCTTATCAACAAGCCAATTCCAGCCACTGGCAATTCCCTGCATAACTGTGCCAATTCCTTCT